GAAAGAGCGGACGATGTGCCAGCTAGACTCAGCAAGAATGAATTTGTATTTACAGCAGACGCTGTAAGAAACGCAGGTCAAGGAGATATTGATAGAGGTGCAGAAGTTATGCAGAATATGATGGACAATCTAGAATCTGGTGGTACTATATCAGAAGAGTCCCAGGGAGAAGAAAATCCTGCACAGTCAATGTTTGACCAAGCACAACAATTGGAGAGTAGAATAGCGTAATGTCATTACCAGATTATTTAGAATCATCCGCAAAAGATTTTGCCCGTCAGCTGACGGCTAGTACATCTACACCTATTAATACAGGTACATTTACTGGTAGATCTTTTGTTGCAGGTGAAGATCCCTTACAATCACAAGCAATTAATTTAGCAACACAAGGTATTGGTGGTTATCAACCTTTCTTAACACAAGCACAAACACTCACGGGACCTGGAGCAGGGACCGGGGCTGGATCTATTGCATCATTTATGTCACCATATCAATCTGGTGTTATTGATGAAACATTAAGACAGTATGATCAATCAAGACTAGGTGGTATGCAACAGATTGGAGACCAAGCATTTACACAAGGTGCATTTGGTGGTGGTAGACAAGGTGCATTAGAAGGACAATACATGGCAGATACTGCACAAGGTAGAGCCGGTATCGTAGCACAACTACAACAACAAGCTTTTCAAGATGCGACAGCAAGAAGAGGCCAAGCATTACAAGATCAATTTGCATTGTCTAATTTTCAAAGAGCTGGTACAGCAGGAGACGTTGCTTCACTAGGTAACCTAGGGGCGTTTAGACAAGGTTTAAATCAACAACAATTACAAGCAGATGCAGATGCTGCAAGAACTGGAGCTTACGAAGCACAACAAAGACTTCAACAATACGGAGGTGGTCTAGGTCAATTAGCTGGATTCGCATCTCCTCCACCAGCACCTATGGGTGGAGCTAGTCCGTTTGCTACAGGTTTAAGCACAGCAGCAGGTATTGCAGGATTGTTTGGTAAATTATACGGGTAGTACATGAGACCATTAAATAGACCAATGTTTAAATACGGTGGCCCTATCAAAGAGGGTATCATGGACGGTATGAAAGAGAAACAAGCTATCAATACTGTTGGTAGTCCACTTGCACCAAAAGATGAAACAGGTAGAGGTGGTTATGCAATACCTTTATTATATGGTGCTGGTATGGCAGCTGCACGATTCTTACCTGCAGCAATTAGAGGTTTTAGAGCAGCTAGAACTTATAAACCTTTTTCACAAAATTTAGGAATTATGGGTAGAGCAAAAGATTTATTTATGCCTAGAGGTGGTATAGCAGCACCAATGGCACCAAAAGGAGCTGGCGCAGGTTTTAGAGTTGGTTCTTTCTTAAGACAAAACCCATTAACTGCTGCACCAATAGCTGCAACTGCACTTGAAGCAGGCGCTGGTGTAGTTAAATCAGCTCCAGAACTTTTAAAATCATACGCTAACGCAGTGATTCCTTTTGCAGATCCTTTTGGTCCAAAAGAAAAAGTGCCAACAGGTGATGGCACTGGATTAAAACGTGGTGATAAAAATAAAAATGTTGGCGATATAACTAGTACAACTAAACCAGGTGAAGCTGGTGGTGCAACTGTAAAAACAGATGCAGAAAAACAAATAATAAACGAAGACAGAATTCAAGCAACAAAAGATAGATATTACAAATTAATGGGTATTGATAAGATGAATAAAGAAGCAACTTATGACTCATTAATTGATGCAAGTAAAATTATACAAGCAGAGGGTGGTGATCTAAAAGGATCTATTAAATCCGGTAATCTACAGTCACAATTAATTAGTGCTATATCTAAAAACTTAGATAAATCTTCTGCTCTAAAAAGACAAATTGATGCTGCGGTTCTTAAAGGAGAGATTGAAAAAGATATTAAAGCAAATGATCCGTCTGCTGCAGTTGATCTTGCATATAAAAAAGCAGCTACTGCAAAAATACAAAAAGATTTAAAGGGTAGTTCTGCAGCTGATGTTCTTGCAACAGCAGAGATACAAGGTAAAAATTTAGTAACAAGTAATACGCTAACAAGCATACTACAATCTAAAGGCACAGATGTTGACTTTACTTTTCCAGATGACAAGTTTCAAAAATGGGAAAAAAATAATGAAGGTAAAGACGAAATAGATTATCTAACAGAAAACTATGGTGGACTAGATAACGGTACATATGTAGTTAACAAAAAAGCTTTTACAGTTAAAGATGGTTCAGTATTTCCAATAGACTTAGATAGTATTACAGGTTAGGAGTAACTCATGGCTTCTGCACGAGAACTAATATTAGCGGAATCAAACGATAATAATAAAGTAGGTACAATTGAATCTATACTGGCCGGTGTAGGTTCTGGTCTTCTTGCAATACCAAAAGGTTTTTTTTCATTAGGTGCAACACTATTAGATTTAGGTGTTGATCAAAACAGAGCGGCTAGAGTCGAAGCATTCTTTGACGACCTTACGACATTAGATGAGAAAGCAGAAGCAACTGTAGCTGGTCAGATAACAGAAGCATTAGTTAACATTGGTATACCCGCTACTGCAGGTTTTAGAGTCGGATCTAAAATAGCAGTCGATGCTATGAAAGCTGCAAAAACTGGTAAGTATTTTAAACCTTCTGGTCAAGTAAAAAAATTAGCTGACGATGTTTTAGAATTAAATACTAAAGGTAAAACAAATAGGTTTATTGGAGGCGCACTTGGTGGTGGTGTCGGTGAAGCGGCATTTGTTGGTGACGTAGAACAGATAGGTACGTTTGGTGATTTAATTGGAGGACCTACAGAAATAGACAGAGAGTCGGATGATCCATTACAAGATTTATTAAATAGAGTTAAGTTTGGTACAGAAGGTGCATTGTTTACAGGTGTTATTGCTGGTACTGGTAAAGTTATTAGAAGACTTACTGATCGAAATAAAAACATTGCAGATTCAAACGATAAAATAGATAGATTTATAGATAAGATTGCACAAGGGTTCAGGGCAAGAAGTGGTAAGACCCAAGAGTTTTTTGATATTGAAAGAACTAACATTGGTGCAAGATCTGCTGACGCTGTAAAAGCAAAAAATATATCTAGAGAATTAGATATAGCTATCGATAAAATATTTCCTCCATTTAGAAACATAGCTAATAGAGTTAATCAAAAGAAAAGAGATGCACTACTAAAAGATGTCAATGACCTATTGTTATCGGGTGATGCACAGATAGATGACCTTGGTTATGCAAAGTTTGGTGCACTGGATCAAACAAAGAAAGAAGCATTACTTAAAAAACTACAAGATTTAAAAGTAGATGAAGAAACTATGGGCACTATATTTGGTAGTTTAACAACTATCCGAGACAAGTGGGCTGACTTGTTTTCTAATCTAGGAAGAACATTAGGTAAGAATGAGATAGCAGAATTTAAAAAATTATTTGGTAATAAATTTAAAAACTACATTGGTGCAACGTATGATGTATTTCAAAACAAAAGTATATTACCTTTCTTTGCATACACACCTACAAGAGAAGCAATAGACAGAGCAAAAGAAGTATTTAAACAAAGTGCTAAAGAAGCAGGTAAAGATCTTACAGATCTAGAAGCAGAGACTATTGTAGCCAATGCATTAAAAGATCCTAACCTTCCTAAAGGTTTTAGATTAGATAAACCATCTGATGTTATATTTAAAGTACCAGATTTTTTTGTTAATAGAACTGTGTTAGATGAAACATTACAAAGAAGAACTGCACAACCTCTTGTATCTATTGGTGAATTAAAATCAAAGACAGATAGAGAAGTGTTTGAAGAATTATTTGGTAAACAAAGAAACCCAATGCAAACAATCATAGGTGCTACTGCAAAACTATCCATGCTTACAAGACGTAACATGTTTTACAGAGACTTGTTAAAAAAGAATGATGAAGTTTCAGAATTATTTAGATCAGGGCAAAGTAATACAAAACCCTTTTTAGCTAGAGGTGAAGACGAGGCTAGAGAATTATTTGGTACAGACTATCAACTAGTAGAAGTTATTGACCCCGCTAAAAGATTAACTGTTGACGCAGGTAAGGGTGTTAAAAAAGAAGTATTAGATAAAAACAATCTTGCTATGGGTGCAACAAATCCTTTTGGAGAATCACAATTTTTTGCAAGACCTGGTGTTGCTAAAGCGTTAAAAGATACAGGACTAACGCAACAGGAACCAGGAATGTTGGGTCAGCTATATCAAAGTTTAGTTTTATACCCAAAAGGTTTATCACAAGTAGCTAAAACAATTTTATCACCAGTTACACACATGAGAAACTTTGTTAGTGCTAGTTTTTTTGCAACAGCAAACGGTATCATACCTGATGGTCAAGCTATCAAACAAGCATACCAAGCATTACAAACACCTCTTAAAGGTACAAGACAACAAAACGATTTGTACGAAGAGTTATTAGAACTTGGTGTAGTAAACTCTAACGTAAGACTAGGGGATCTAACAAGGCTATTAGAAGATGTAAACTTTGGTGAAACTATGACAGCAGACAAAGGATTTAGAATGTTGTTAAAACCATTATCAAAATTAAAATCAGTATCACAAGATTTATATACAGCTGAGGATGATTTTTGGAAGATAGCATCATGGGCTATGGAAAAATCTAGACTAGAAAAAAGTCTTACAGCTAAAGGTTTAGTAAAAGGACAATCATTTACAAGGAATGGTATTGAACAAGTATTTGATGATAACTTCTTAAAAAAAGAAGCAGCAGATATAATTAAAAATAATGTACCTAACTATGATTATGTATCAGACTTTGTAAAAGGTTTAAGAAAACTACCTATCGGTAACTTCGTATCGTTTCCTGCAGAGATAGCTAGAACAGGAACTAACATTATAAGACGTGGTCTTAGAGAAATAAATGAAGAAATAATTTTACCTGATGGTACAAAAGTAAAACCTTTTCAATCAATAGGGTACACTAGATTGTTTGGTATGGGTGCAACTACAATAGCTGTACCAGCTGCAACAGCAGAAGCATTCGCAGCTATCTATGATGTAACAGACGAAGAGAGAGAAGCTCTTAGAAGATATGTAGCTGACTGGTCAAAAAACTCAACACTACTGCCAATAAAAGATGAAGAAGGTAATTTTAAATACGTAGATTTTAGTCATGCCAATGCATACGATACTTTAGTTAGACCTATTCAAACTATTTTAAATCAAGTAGCTGATGGTAGAACAGATGAAGATGGTATGATGGATGATTTCATTGCAGGTATGTTTGGATCTATGAAAGAATTTGCACAACCATTTATATCAGAATCTATTTGGACAGAAGCAGTAACAGATATTATAGCTAGAGGTGGTAGAACTAGAGATGGTTTCCAAGTCTTTAACCCGCAAGATACGTCTGGTGACAAAGCATACAAAATTATGGCTCACTTAGTAGAAGCACAGATGCCATTCTCACTTAATCAATTAAAAAGATTAGACCAATCAATTGAGTCTGTTGATGTATTACAAAAAGGTAAGATAGATAAGTTTGGACAAACATACGAATTTGGTGATGAGTTTGCAGGTTTGTTTGGTTTTAGATCTGTAGCAGTTAATCCAGATAGAACTTTAAAATTTAAAGTTGCAAACTATCAAAGAGGTGTAAGGGAATCTAGACAGTTGTTTACTAGAGAAGCTTTACGTGGTGGACCAATTGATCCAAGTGAAATTGTAGATGCATATCTAAATGCAAACAGAGCTTTGTTTGGTGTAAGAAAAAATTTTAAATTAGATTTAGATGCAGCAAGAACTTTAGGAATTACACAATCAGGATTAAAAAACTCTACAGATAGATTATCTGGTGTAGAAGTTGGATCTATAGAACAAAATATATTTAGACCAATAAATATATCATCAGAATTACAACAAGCATTTGCAGAAAACGCAGCAAAAATTGGTGAACCTAATCCATTAATTTCTGCACTAACTGCATTAGGAAATATACAACAACAACTAGCTAGAACATCGTTATTGGAACCTGAGTTTCCATTTATAGAAAACCCATTATTACCTATTACACAAGACACACCTGCAACACCACAGACGTTAAATTTACCTGGTGTTGATGCAAATATTCTTAATAACCCTAATGCGGCAGGTTCTTTTTCAGGCTTGACAACAGAACAAAAACTGCGATTATTGTTTCCAACAGGATAATTATGGCTAAGAGATCAGCATTACAAAAAATAGATGAACATGAAAAGCTTTGCAGAATTATGCAAAAGCAAACGTTCGAACAAATAAAAGAAATGAGAGAACGTATTAAAAGAATTGAATATATGATTATTGCTGGAATGGGATCAATGATCCTAGCTTTAGTTATGAATTACATGAAATAAAAATGGAACTTACACGTAATTTTACTCTTCAAGAGTTAATTAAGTCGGATACTGCAATACGTAAAGGTATAAATAATAACCCTAATGCAGAACAAATAGAAAAATTAAAAGTGCTTTGTGAAAAAATTTTACAGCCCGTAAGGGACCATTTTGGTAGAGTCAAAGTCACGTCAGGATTTCGTTCTCCTCAGCTTTGCCAAGCCATCGGTAGTTCAATCAACAGCCAGCACTCGCGAGCGGAGGCGGC